AACAAACGATACCCGTTGGTTTTTCTTGCCTGATGGGCGTCTAAACCATCCCTATCTATTTTTACTTTACTAAACTGCTCACTTAATGGTCCCTCACGTTCAACTTCTGACCAATCAAAAAAAGCTTCATCATCATTATCTATTGTTTTCTGTTCAAAAGCCCAAATCATTTCATCTAAAACCCAATCAAAGCGATCAAAATGAAATTCATCAGTATCCCAGTCATTTTCTTTAGGTTTGGCATTAGTTGATCTTAAACGTTCCGGGACGTCTTCATCATCTACATAGGGTGCACCATGCTTAGTAGCTTTGAGCTGCTTTAACATCGGTACAATAATGTAAGATAGGGTATGGTCCATAGACCAGGTATCCCAATAATCGATCTTAACATAATTAATCTTAGGATGAACTTTATCTAAAAACTTCCGCAACCACTCACAAAATGGGGTTAAACGGTTATTCCATTTTTCAATTAATGGATCATCATAGTCAATTTCTTTTTTCCAAAAGAAAACTTTCTCCAGTATAGTGTACGGAGAAAGCCAATGGTAGCGGTATTTGTTAATGTATACTTTCATAATTTACCTTTGGTGCCCCCTCGTGGAGTCGAACCACGCACCTTCAAGTTATGAGCTTGCCGCTCTAACCAACCATGAGCTAAGGGGGCAAAAATTATCGTACGCAGGTACGTACTTCATTCCTGTAAGTATTAGTAACAGGGTCATAAACCTGAACTAAACAATCATAATAAGTAGGTTGAGGTGTATAAACAGGGGGAGAGCTTACCACAACTGGGGGTTGATATGCATATGCATTAGCTACTGCTGCGCCAATTATAAGACCACCGATAGCAGGACCTATCCAATGATTGCGGTGGTGATGATGATGGTAACCGTGGTGATGACGGTGTTGTGCAGTAGCAGTACCAATTGATAGTAACAATGACGCGATAAAAGCAGCAATAAAATGTTTCATACGCAACTCCTTAATTGATGTTGGTATTATATATTTATTGCGTAGGAAAATCAAGCCTTAATTATTTTACGTAACGCATCTTTGCGAATAAGATGAACACGTTGGGGGTATTCTTCTTTAAAAACCCTGACAAATTCAACTCCCTCAACAATCGTAACATTATGGTAGTCGTTACAAAACCATACCTCGTTATTGACTGGATTAACCAATTTCACTGCATGTCGCTTCATTACATACCTGCAAGTTGAATACCTGATCCGAAATAAGCATTGTACTGGTTGTATAACTCATTTACTGGTTTATGCATCCATAAAACGTGCTCAGGGTTTAATGTGAAGGAATGATTTTCAATATGCATGGCTACTGGAACTAAAGCCATGGATACCTGCTCGGGGTTAGCCCGATTAGGTACCATTTGCAACATGCACGGGTTTTTTATTGTAACCTTTTCACCTTGAGTAACATCCCCCACTAGCTCCTCACCGGTTATTAATTTCATTACTGTAATCATAATTTAATCTTTCTAAAAATTTATGGGCATCTTCTTCATTATAGAACATTCTTAACTCTGACTCCGACCAGGATATATGCTTTAACCATACTAAAATTTGATCGTCAAAGGAGCTAGCTTTTACTAACCAGTCACCTATTCTTACTGTAGGAATCGAGCAAAATAAATTCATTTTCTATAGGTATGAATATATTCCTGTACTTGTCGTTCAATTCTCATTCGCCTACCTTCTGTAATACTCTCTAAAAATTTACAGATTATATTTAAGATAATCATAGCTTACCTTTGTACTTGAGTTGTTGTTCTCTGCGCTCAAAATCTGCACGATCTACAGACTGCGAAAGAAAGTACTCCACATCTCTTGTGGAGAGGGAGTACTTGTGCACAAAGTCTTTTATTTTTACTAGAAGACAAGTAATCACTTATCTTCCACTAGCAATTCTTTTTGACTGCGTTGTTTGCTAGCATCTTTTACTTCAATTTTTTTCGGTTTTTTATGTTCCGGTATAATTCTTTCTAGCGCGATTCGAAGCATACCATTAAGCATAGCTGCATCATTAATTTCAATATTATCATCAAGAGCAAATGAACGCGTAAACGCGCGATTAGCAATTCCTTTAAACATAAAGTTACTATTATCGTCTTGAGCTTTACCAGAGATAATAAGTTTACTCTCTTCAAGAGTGATTTCAATATCCTGTGTAGAGAAACCTGCCACAGCCAGCTCAATAATATACTTGTTATCTTCTACTTTGCGAATATTGTATGGGGGGTAGTTTGGAATATTCTTGGTCACATCATCATGAATTTTTGCCAGACGATTATAAGCATCATCAAAACCTACAAAAACTTTATCAAAATCTTTAAACAAATCACGACCAAACACATCTTTAACGTATGTCATTTTTTTCTCCTATTAAGCGAGTAAATGTAAAAAACCAACCCAAAGGCGTTGGCCCGAGGAATATTTTACTAGCCTACCTCGGACTGCTAGTTCCC